CTTAGGAGTAGTGATAGCAGGTGAAGTAATAGTAGGTGTTGTAAGTGTCTTATTAGTAAGTGTTTGTGTGTGAGCATTAAATGTAAACTCATCATCGCCCGCAAGTAAAGGTAATGTTACATTTCTGTCTGCCGCAAGTTCTGATACTGCAACGACATACTGATGGTCTGAACTAGTATCATTTATTTGTGGCGTTGTCAAAGTTTTATTTGTAAGAGTTTCTGTCGCAGTAATAAGAGATACTGTGCCTGTAAGGTCTGGAAGAGTAATCGTTCTATCTGCAGTTGGGTCTGTAGGAACAAGAAATGTCTGATTAGTATTACCAGTGAACTGAATACCATTTGTGTCTGAGTCAAATGAAACACCTGATGAAAAAGTACCAGATGTTGCTCCTAATAAATCGTAGAGTTCCGTGAAGTTCTCATTAATCTTTTGCGCACCCGCACGGAGTGTATCACCTGTGCCGTCGTTCGCAGAACTTCCCTTATTTAACGTTTGCTTTGCCATTTATAATATCCTAATTCTTTATTCTATTTATATACTTTTTTAACTCAAATGACCAAGATTTAATAAATATTGGTCGGAATCTGAACTATAAAATACGTGTCTATCTTGGTCTAATGTCTCGAAAGTGAATTCATTTGAAAGGTCAATACTTGAATCATCAAAGGTTGGTGATGATGCAATCTGTGCCTCTCGTAAATTCCCATATTGGTCTTGTATTTGTTTTAGAGTTACACCACTCGTTCCGTCAAACGACATACTTACAATCTCTGGTCTTATCCTACTGAGTATTCCGTCTGAGTCTGTACCAACATCGTTTACAAGAGAGGTGTTGTCAATGGATGCGAATGTCGCGAAAGATGCCTGACTGTGAACCGCGAATGGTGGTGGCGGTTCTATTGTTACATCAGGTGCTATTATAGAATCTAATACCGAACTTACTATTTGTATTTCTGAACCCAAAAAAGTTCCGGCAGGATGAACGAATAATTTATATGCGTCTCTCCAAGTACTTTCTCCGATACCAATCTTTATAAGTATCGCGTGTTTCTGATACAATTTATTATTAGTAATAAACTTTTGACTTTCAGAACCTATATGATCACCTACATTAAATACATTATTTTTTGTATATACGACATCAGGGTCTACACCAAAGAATGTTCTAAAGAATTGTTGTATAGAATACTTCGTTCCTTTTGACCTGAATAATGTATTAGAGTATTTTGATGCTGCACGTTTGTCTTGGAAACCTTCAAAGAAAGACTGACCCAATAATAACTCGTCTTCAATAAAAGAAAGGAGACTTAAATCAGTCTGTGTTATATCTCTACTGATAAATAATTCGTCTACTAGTCTAGAAGGTGAGTCAGATGAATTTTCAAACTCATAATATTCTTCAAGTAATGTAATTAACTTAGGATACTCTTCACGGAAAAACTCTGGTAGAATTTCCTTTACCTCATAACGAGGGAAAACGAGTTCCCTTCTATTATAATCTGTAAGAGTGTTATCCTTATTATTTGCCATTAGTTGATAACACCGTCAGCAACATTTACAACCCTAGTGAAAGACTTATCTCCATCTAATTCTATAATATCATTTCTTAGAGGTGCTATAGCACTTTGGTTTGCGGGAACAACACTTACTTTAACAAAAGAATTTGCTCCAACGACATCATCTACTTGAAGACCTACTATATTTACAATGTCTCCTGAATAATCTCCAACATTATCTACAACAACAGTTGATGATACAGTATCAAATACTTCAAGTTGATTTGTATTTAATTTATTTCTTAAAAAACAAGAATTACCATTAAACTTAAATAAAGATGAAGTAACTCTATAGTTAACATCATCAGTAGAAGCGATACCAGCAGCATATCTAAGTTTATGATTTTCTAAAACAGTGAGGGTAGGTGTGAAACGTCTTTGCATTTTTATATTTTGTCTTGAAGATAATACAGATTTACTAGTAGCATCAACAAGAGTTAATACATTTGACCTACGGAAAGATTGTCCAAACTTACCTGTATTGGTCGCGAAGTAGGATTCTATAGCAGTGTTAACATCACCTTGTATTTGATTCCTTGATAATGTTGTAAGGTTTTCACTGAACTGGAAGAAAGTAGTTACTTCAATAAAGGTTTTTATAGGGTCTTCAAATTTAACATTAAAAGAAGCAACAGACAACTCATCTGAAAGTTGTAGTATTTCGTCTTTAATTCTTTGTTGTACTGATGATACAACATCACCATTGAAAAGAATAGACACAAATACCACGCCATATTCTGGTTCGAGCGCATCTTCTCCACCAAAGGATTGTATGTCTGATATGAATGATGAATAGTTCTTGAGTATCAATGCAGAGTAATCCGATGCAGTAACCATTCTGTTTTGTGATGCATACTGGAAAGGTGCATTTGTACGGATACTTTCTATACTTTCTTTTGAGTTACCACCTACCGAAGAAGAAACTGTAGAAACTGTAACAGGATAGTTTACGTTTGAACCATTTATAGTCAGAGTGATTGAATTACTAGGAGTAAATACTTTTGCTCCATTCGCAAGAGCACCTGCGGTAGAAAGATATTCTACTTCTATCTTAGCACCTGCGATTGGTGCTTTACCGAGAGTAACACCATTACCAAATGATAACTCAAAGAAACCATTCGGTGATTCTCTTAGTATATAGATTGTAGAGTTTTCATTTATAACACTTGCCTTTACTATATCAGAAAATGTAGTGAACGCACTTGTAGATGGTGTATCATACACTCTTACGATTACACTTGATATGTCAAGATTTTTATCAGGTATTACATATGTTGTATTATTTATTGCTGGTAGAGCAATAAAAGTTTTGAAACGTTCTATACCTTCTTTTATTAGTATATTTGATTCTCCTGAAAGGTCAGTAAAAGAAAAGTTACCGTCTCCATCATTAGTTGCTGTTATAGAATCTGTTGTTTGAAACTTATAAACTATGTCATCAACGGTTGAAGTAAATTTAAAGTTTTCGCTTATATCTATTTTACTTGGCGCACCTGATACACCTGTTAAATTTAAGGATAAGTTTACTGCTGCTTGTGATGCGTTTCTTGAATTAGGAACATACCCTATACCTTCAGCAAGAGATACAACGGAACTTCTAAGTTGAGCAGTGCTTAAGAATGATTCATTTAATGCGAAGTTTGCGGTCAAAGCATTATAATGTGTGTTGTAAGCAAGTACATCTAATATGCTTGATAATCCAGATGCTTGAAAGTTATAACTATTAAACTCTCCGGAGTTTTCTAGTGATGCTTTAAGACTATTTTTAATCGCATTAAAATCTAGTGCTGTTGAATTAATTGTTGTTGCCATGTTATCTTAACCTTGCGAGATTTGTAGTGAACTGAACCACCTCTGAAGTACTTTTTATTTCAAATGTTATTGTTACATCAATAGTATTTTTATATCCCTCTACTGAATTTACGATAACATCAACTATTTCTGCTCTTGGTTCAAACCTTCTTATGTTAGTTACAATTTTATCTTTTATAATAGTGTCGTCGCCATAGTCTGCCAACTCAAATAAACTACTCCTTATATCAGCACCATAGTTTGGTCTAAAAGGTTTCTCAAGTTGGTTTGTCATAATAAGATTTTTTATAGATTGCTTTACTGCTGCCGCATCAAGTTTTTTGAATACATCTCCTGTTGTAGTTTTAACAGCAAGTGTAAGGTCTATATCCTTATACCTGCGTGTTCTACTTACAGAAACTGAATTGGTTCCTAAGTCTGCGTCTTCTTGTGCAAATGCTCTTCTTGTCATACGTTTATTTATATGTTTTTGTTAAGGTTTTTTACTTATTTCTAACTATTATCTGGTGTTGTTGCGGTTTCTTCTGGTTCTTTTGGTAATATTTCAACTAATTCTTTTTTCTGGAACACTTCGTTGTTGAAAACTGTAAAGATTTTACGACCAAACTCTTTATCTGGTACATCAAAGTCTTCAGGAACTGCTGGCATAAGAATCCCTATCTGAGCAGTAAGACTTCCGTCAGCATTATAGTCATCATAATCTAAGTACATCTCATCAAACTTAAGGTGATCATTCCAAAATTCTGCTACATCAAAAGTTTTCTCAAAATCTATTTTACCATTAGTTCCTATGACTTGATAATAGACTAATCGACCAAATGCCTTTGCTGCCATTATACTACTCCCTGAATCATTAGGAAGTCTGTTATAAAGTCCTTCGCTTACAATAAGTCGAACGTCATTAAACCTATATGTGTTTCCGTTAATTAAATCCATCGCGCGTGCATGTAAGGTTAGATTACGAGCAATCTCTCTCCTTTGGTCTTCAAACTTAACGTGACGAAAAGAAGTTTTATCTCCTCTTGCCCCAAGAAACTTAGCAATAGTTATCCCTCTCGCTAACTTAGTATAAGAAGTGATTACCTGTTGTGCTTCGGGGTTATATATTAAACTCGGTGTTACTATCATTTTCTAAACTTCTTTCCTTTATTTTCAATCGAGTTACCTATAGGAGTATAACCATATTTAGAATTACTCTTTCCTTGTTCTACAGTTCTTCCTGATAAATTTCCTGGAGGTATAGGGTTTATGAAACCTGAGTTTAACTTACCTTCAGCAACAAGTAGTGTTGCGACCTCACTTGGTTTACCTTTCCCTGCGTTTCTGTTTGCGGGGTTTCTGAATGCGGAACGTATCTCTGAGATATTTGGGGCACTTCTAAAGACTGCGAAAGAACCATTTCTATAGTGTTCTCTTCCCTTGAAATCTTTTCTTACATGGTCTCCAGCATCTACCTTAACAAACTGTTTAGGTTTACCTATAAGATTTAATGGTGTAGAAGTAGTCTCTACATTATCACCTCGGATTACAGCAGCAATATCAGGTGCCTCTACAGTAATATGTCCTCCTTCTGTTTCTTGAGGGAAAGATGATAACATATCGGAAACTGCTAAAATTCCTGTTACCGCATTCGCTGCTGTTTGTATTACTAATGCTGGACCAGGAGGTGGTCCTCCAAGTGCTGTTGCTGCAACAGCATGGTCTGACCGAGTAGAATAAGTTGCTATCAAAGCACTAACCGAAGTGTTTGCCTTCTGAGAATGTAGTGCCTTATCCGCAGTACCTTTAAAGGTTCCGTGGAATATTGCGGTTTCAAAATCGTCTGCATCATCTGCGTCTTTTGCGCCAGAGTAGGTTTGACCCGTAAATCTCATAAATGGTCCACCAATCATTCCTCCACCTGCACCTACTAATTTAAGTTGGTTTATGGCATGCCCATATATATTATTACCTGCTATGTCAACCCTACTATTACCTGATAGAAGTAATCCTGTCTTAGCACTCAAGTCTAAGTCTCCTTCTACCATTACATCTCTTTTACCCTTAACAGAAAGTATATCCCCATTAAGTCTTACTGAAGTATTACTACCTTGTATTTTTTCAGTTCTTGTCTGTAGATATTTTAATTCAGTATCACCCGTGACTTCTTGAAAGTGGTCTCGTTTAGTTTTCATAGAAGTATTACCGCCAGCAGTTACATTATAATTTCCTCCGACATCTACGTTATAATCACCACTTACTTTAAGATTAAGGTTTCCGTTGTATACAAGATTACCATTACCCTCTATAATAACAGTCTGGTCACCTCCTGTAACTTCAACTTTATTATTTAAGGCAGATATAACAACACTTCCGTCTGCCCTTAACTCTACACCTGAACCTTTACGATGTTTGATAAGAACTCTTTCGCCACCCGGAGTGTCGTCCATCTCAATAACATGCCCACTAGGGGTTTCGTCTACTTGACTAAAAGGATATTGTGATGGTAATTGCTCTGGTATATTTAAAGGGATGTTAGCATCCCCACCACCCGTATAGAGTTTGTTTATTTTAGTACCAAGTGCTGCTTGATTTATGGATGACCCAAAATTATATTCTCTTTTAGGGTAATCTCCTGAAGCATTTTGCATTCCGTTATCAGGAACACCTACAGTTAATTCTTGACCTATTCCGAGTTTTTCGCTTTTTACTCTGAGTCCAATGTTATCTTTTTTAGTTGTCATTTCAAATTAACCTGTATTATAATTGTAAGCATTTAATACTGAACGTGCCCAAGCAAACTGAGAACCAGCAAGACCTGTCCTTGAACCATTTGGTCCCCAACATCTTTTACCAGCACCTCTTCTCCCTACATCCATATGTAGGTGTCCATTATAAACTCCGATACCTTTGAACCCTACAGAAATACCAATCTCAATAAGATTTTGTAGTTGAGAGTTAGACATACCATCTCTTGATATATCTACCGCAGCACCAACTCTATGTAAACTTGACTTACTACTACCTATAGCATCTCCTTGTGCCTCAGTACGGAAACCACTCGTTATAATTAATTTCCTTCCCATTTTATCACACATAATTTCTAATCTTCTAGGTATTTGCGCAACAAGTAAATCTGGATTAACATATTCATTTGTAGTACCTTGTAAAGCATAGACAGGTTTAAATTTACCTTCGAAATCTGCTGTAGTTATATCTTCAATTGATACGAGAGTAGGGTCTGGAATAAACGGAGGAGTTATTTCTGTTTCTGGAGCAACCGAGAATGTTTGATTAACTTTACCAAATAAAGAGACCACATATTCTTGTACATCAAAGTATGGGTCGAGTTCTTCTGGGTCTAAATCATTATGACCGAATATTTCTCCTCCTGGAACATGATTATAAAAAGTATCAATTAACATTTCTAGAGTATCGTATTGCGCTCTTGTAAATGAAGAACTTGACCTTTGAAAAATTTGTTCTGTCGATGGACTATTAATACCACCTACCATGACAACACCAATAGATGTTTGATCATAGTTACCTACAGAACAATGATCACCTTCCTTTTTTAAATCTCTTCCTCTTTGTAATCTACCGTCACGTCTTATAACATAATGGTATCCTATTTCATTATTAGCAGCACCTAATTTTCTTTGTATAGAATCTATTTCTTCTGCGCCAATATTCTTATTACTAAAAGTATCTGTTGCGTGAATAACAATACTACTCACACCTTCCTTTATTCCTGTTAGTGTTTGTCCTCCTCTGCCCTCAAGTTTAGTGGCAAACTCTAGTTCAAGTTCTTCTAATGAAGAAACATAACTAAACTTTTTCGCGATACGCAATTCAAACTCTTCGTCAAAAGCAGATACTGATTCATCATCTGCGAGTAAACCTCCTATGGTCGGACTTCGTAAATTATCGGCAATCGCCAAGGCATTATCATACTGTTGTTGTGCTTCTACTATTTCTTCTTCGGTAGCACCATTTGCTATACCGTTTGCTCTTATCGCTGCCTTAACTGCTTCTGGGTCTGAATCTGACCCTGCTTCAGCAACGTTTGCTACTATAGCACCCCAATCAAAAGCACCTCTTTGTATAGAAGCACTTACCGCGCTGTTACCAGCAGTCATTTCTACTATTCCTGACGCACCACCCCTTAGTAAATCAAAATATCTATTGAAATCATTAGTTTGTGCTAATGGGTTGTTTATAAAGTTTTTTATACTAGCAATTCCTGAATCTATTAACTCATACCCACCAAGACGCGAGAATGTACTTCCACTTAAAAAAGTCCCAAACTCTCCTGTTGCAGATAAATCGAAACCAAGGACATTTTCTATAGAGTTATATAATTCATTAGGGGTAAGGGTAAAGGGGGAACGGGTAAAGGGGGTAAAATTTGTGAGTCCTGCGTCTAAATTAACTGTAACTGCACCTTGAGTTGCAACCGTTTCCATAAATTGACTAACATTTAATTTTCCGTCAGTTCCTATGGCATTAACTGCTTCCGTAAAACCAACATCTCCCGGATTTAAAGTTACCTCACCTATCCTGGTAACGTCTATAACTCCTGATGTATCTGTTGTTTCTAGCGAAATGCTAATAGATGTAATATTTCCCTCAGCATCTCTTACTACCTCACTATCTAAGGCATCTGCTGGGTTTTTTAAATTAGGAAATAAAAATTCAACTCCTTCTTCTATAGCATCGCCTAGTGGACCCAGTGCTTCACCACCAGCACGTATTACATCATCAAGTTTTTTACCGAACTCAGCATAAAACTCTTTTCCTTTTTTAACGATAGTTCCAAAAATCTGACCAACGCCAGTTGCTCCTATCGTTTCAAAAACTGTTCCTGCTGCTGTAGCAATTCTACCAGCAACATCTTCTCCGAATTCAACAACGTTGTTAACAACCTGTTCTACTCTATCAATTTGTCTTTCTAAAAAGTTAGGTGGTTGACCTCCACCAGTAAAACCAGCAAACCTTCCAGCAAATCCTCCTGCACCTATAATTTTAAATGCTGTACTAAGAAATCCACCTGCAGGTGCACCTAGTATAGGAGGTAGCGAGTCTAAAAAATCTCCGATTGCTTCTCTGTCCGCATTTATCTCAGAACTTAATTGGTCTTGCATAGAAGTTACCGCAATAGGAATAGACGTACCTATCGCCTTTATAGGTGATTGTGCTATGCCTTCACCTTCTAATCCTGCTGTTCCTTTTAACTGAATCAAACCATTAGACTGTTCGGTATTACCTCTCGCTACAATTTGCCCATCATTAAACTCTAACCCATCAACCTTTTTACCCTTACCGAGAATAGAAGTATTAGCAAGATTATATTTTTCAACTGCTGCAATAATTTTTTTATCTTTACTTTTAAGAGTTGATAAATTATAGGTTTGAGTTTTTATACTAACATCTGAACTTCCCCCTTCAAATTCTAATAATTGTGGGTCTGCTTCACTATAAACTAAGGGAACATCTGCTTGTTCTGAAAATGAGTTTACTATAACTACTGGTTCTGGTGTTACAAAATTTGCCCTTAGTTTGTTTAGGTCTGCATTGATTGTGTCAAGTTTACTCATTGTTTATAAACCCCAGTCTGTTGGTCTGTTAATTTACTTAAAGTTACAAAATCTTTCTTTAAGTAATATTTAGCAAAGGTTAAGTAAGAACCTTTTTTACCTTTATATTTATCTGTTAAAACTAAACGAATTTTTGCTGACCTGAATGAGGTGTTTAGTTCATACTCAACAAACTCTAATTGAGTGTCAAAGTTTTTCCAAGTATTAGAAAATGCTTTGAGGTTACTTAATCTTACTTCACCCCATTCTGCTAAACCAAATAAACCTGATTCCCCATCACTACCCCTAAACCCTGAAATCATACCAAGTTGTTTAAAGTTTTCTGTGATACCTATTGCCTGAGGAAATGTATATCCTAAGTTAAGAAAGAACTGTAAACAATATTCAGAGCGAGCGTCTTTTGCTTTCTTAACAGCATTTTGTCCATTTGGTGCACCACTACTTCCTGATGTAATTTTTGCTAAGGAGAATGTATTAAATAAATTCTTTATCTTACTTGCAAGAATTACATTTTTATTTGTTGTAAGAGCAAGTGTTTGTTCTTGTATTTCTGAAGGACTTTCTATTTTAGGAAGAGAACCTAGCACTATAGGAGTTTGTGAACTTTTACCGTCCATAAAGAAACCAAACACTAATGCGCTCGGTAGTATCTTTGGCATCTTACCTATACCTGATACACCACCTTCTGTTGTAGGAACAACACATTGCGCCCAAGGTAATGCATACTCAGGAATATCTTGTGTTGTTGCAGAATGTAAACCGTGTATTCTTATTTTTACTCTACCCTCATATCCTGCAGGTGGTGTTGAATTAACAACAGTAGCAATAAACCAACGACTTTCGTCTCCATAATATTCTGAAGGAATAGGTCTCATTCTATCTAACCTTTCTTCTTGACTCTAACTTAACAACATCTAATACACAGTTATGCGTAGTATCAGTAAAAACGTGTCTTAAATTATATATAAGATGATTACCAGAATATCTTGGAGATAGAGGACTTTCCCCTGCCGCTGCTGCTTCTATATCATCACCTAGTATTGCTAGGTCAATAATATCTCCAACCGATATTCCTGTAGTAAGTAATGACGCACCCTCAACAACTACTTTAAGAGGGTTTTTATGTAGAGCAGAAAATAAAGCACGAGACTGCATTTTTAATTTAAACTTACTTTCATCTGTTTCGTCATGATAACTTTTAAGTGAACCATAAGTCCCTGTAGAAGTAACTGTATGAAATTCTTTTGGAGTATAATCATCAATCTGAACATCGTTTATTCTTAACTCAGTATCAAATATATTTTGAACGAGACCACCATCTCTTTGAATAATTTTACTTTGGTCTAAGTTTAAAAGTTGAGAACTCAGTAGATGTCTTGTTTTAGATATTTCTCCTGTACTCAAGTTTGTATTAGAATAACTACTTGCTACTGCTCCTTGTTCTAATAATGATAGTGTATTAGACGAACTACCTATGTCTATGTTTTTAATGGTATATGTCTGTATTTCTGGTTCTGCCTCGGCACCAGACCCCACTGTAGAAGGAGAAAATTTATAAGGTATTTTGTTAAACGCAGGTTGCACTAACATAGTATCTAAATTACCAAGTCTTACTATTGAACCTGTTCTTCTATCTTCATCATCACCTGTTGATATATTGTTTACTACATCACCTCTTAAATCTGGAATAACAAGAGTAGCATAAACAAAGTAAGGAGAACCTAAAGGTGTTGTTATTCTACTTGTCAACCATTTAATCGCATCTATTGCTGTTAAGTTTGGAATGATACAAGTAATATCTTGTTGAGCACTTAATTCGTCAGATGATGTTTTTGCTCCTGTATATCCAATATCAACTCTTCTACCAAGTTCGTTTTGAAGTATACTTTTTACAATTTTTTCAAGACTGCCTGTATATGATTTACTAATCTTTTGTATTCTACCAAGGAACCCATGTTCATCAATTAGGTCAAAAACGAAAACAGAAGCACTTGCAGATTGGTTTGCTTTCGTTTGTTTTTCAATACCAATCATATAAAATCTTTTATTCAAAACCGCAGTAGTATTATCTGTATCAGAAGCACCAATTTCTAACTCAAGAATTTCTGTTCCTTGAAACTCTAACGCATCAAAAAGACCTTGATCATCTGATATCGCACACTTACCTGTGAGGTAAGGAGTATTTAGAGACTCAAATATATTCAGTTCTGCTAGGTTTTGAGTTATATCAATCTCTTTATTCAATCTGTCAGCACTAATGATTGCGCGTTTAACAACGAATTGAGGTTTAGGATTATTTTGATTTTGCTTAGTCATTATGTTAACTTATAATCTTTGATTCATTAGTTTCTTAAATTCACTTACTATGCTTTGTATTTGACTTGGTTTAACAATAATTATTTCTTTTAGTTGTTCATTTTTAGTTTCAATTCTATCACGATATGTGACAGGAGTCCAAGCAGCAGGTACAGTATCGAATGGTTGTGGATATGAACCTAGTGTAAAATCTTGGGTTACTCCATCTGCATCTTCGTAATGATGTACTGAATTATATTGCTCAGACTCCCTAATTATTACTGCGGATTGAAGGTTATCGTCAGGGTCATCATAAGATATATCTTGACCAACAACATAACCCTGAGTATTTGGGGTTGTTCCTGTATCAATAATAAGTTGACCGAGTTCTGGTATCTTGCGTATGATAGTTCCTTGTAAAGCATTTTGACTTGTCACAACTTGACCAACAGGAAATCTCTCGAACGAACCATTATGAGTAGAAATATCTTCAGTAGTTGTTACTGTTCTATAGGGATAACGATGTTTTATTTCTGTAAGTAAATCATAAGAAGGAACTGGCCAACCCGACTCACGAAGATGTTCATTCAATAAAAAGAATACCCAATAATGGTCTGTTGTACCATAAAGTTTATAAGATAAAGTATCTGCTCTTTCTCCTGCTATAATAGTGTACAAGTTATAGAACGCAGCATTATCGAGAGTATCATCTAGTAGAGCAACATATTGTGATAATTTATTAAAAGACACAGGAAATTCGTTGTCTCCAAATCTATATGCGACATTATCAAAGTTATTAAAATATGATGTTGACATACTAGTAACCCTCTCTTATATCTTTTTGTTCTAACTGTCTTGATTCTTGGAAAGATAAAGTTAAATCAACTTCAAATGGTTTCGGTTTACTTCCGTCATTATGAATATGAAAAGACTGTTGAGTAGAGTTATATGTAGTGTTTACAGACTTTAAATATGCTGGTTTTATTTTATTAAATATTTCTCTTGAGGTTGATTCTGTATCATCTCTATGCATCATTTTAATCATAAACCTAGGAGGAAATTGATATCCCATAGAAACACCTAAAAGAGGTATAGTATCTGGATACATATTTATTCGCAACCATTTTATCATTCCTTCAATCTGTTCTGCTTCATACTTAGAAGAGGCAATAAGTTTAAATTGAAAAGTAAATTCTCTGAAAGAAACACCCTTGAAAAGTACACGGGCATTAGGGTTTGTTGTAACCCTACTGAGTGATGTTTGAGCAGTTTGAAGTGCACCTGCGTCAGCGAAATCGCTAGGCAATTTCTTTAGTGCCATCTGAGTTATAAGTGAACCTACTGCTCCTCCCCGTTGATCACCTTTCATAGCATCAACTAAAGTTTTTGCTCCACCCTTTACTATATCCATTACCGCACCAGCAACACTGCTTCCTGAACCTAATGCTTTTTCTGCAAGCGCACCTACATTACCTAAGTCTGCGTTTTCATAACTAACACCATCTGGAAATACGACGGATAAAGGGAGATATAATAATGCTCTTTCTCCAGATGTTTGTAACGTTTTTTCTTCAAAGTCTGCATTCTCAACTGCTGCTGCTACAGAACGAAAACTATCAATTGCCTGTGAAGCAATCCCTTCTGTTCTCGCTCCCTCTGCGCCTTGATTTGTAGCATTTTCTGCAGCATTTGCAATCCCGTCGATTATCGCTCTACCAATCCCTCTTCCTTCTTCTAAATCTTTTTTAACTTCACTAGGGATATTATTTCTAAATAACGAACCAAGTGTAAGAGGGTCTTCTTTGTAAGTTTCTATATGAATATAACTTTTCTGACTTCTTGATTGTAGGTCTTCGGGATAACGAAAGTTATTGTCAGGAGTTCCCTTGGAATTATATTCTGGTAATTTTTTCTTCAGCGCCATCTTTATTACTTTACTAAATAGTTTATGTTTCAAGTCTATTTATAAGGTTTTTATGGCATATAAAGGAAGATATTCAGTAAAAAATCCATCTAAGTATGAAGGTGACCCAACTAAGGTTATCTATCGTTCTCTCTGGGAAAGACATGCCTTCAAATGGTGTGACGACAACCCCAACATTATCAAGTGGTCTTCCGAAGAAGTTGTTATACCATATCTATATGAAGTAGATAGGAAGTACCACCGATACTTTATGGATTTAAAACTTAAGACTAAACAGGGTAAGACATTCCTTGTAGAGATAAAACCTGATGGGCAGACTAGACCCCCCACAGGTGGACGCAGAACAAAAAGATATCTTACTGAAAGTTTGACTTATATTAAGAACGTGAATAAGTGGGAAGCAGCAGAAGAATATGCCAAGGACAGGGGTTGGGAGTTTGTGATATGGACTGAGAAGAACGAACCCCTGAAGTCTATTATACCCAAGTCAACTAAACCATTAAAACCAATAAAACCTTTCAAACGTCGTAAAAAATAGTATAAATAGACGTATGAGTAAGATATTCGATACCCTATCAAGAGAGGCATTCCGAGCGGGAGTAAACCCTCGTACTGATGAATCGCGTAAGTGGTTTCGTCAACGCGCAAGAGATTTACGTGGAATTAATCGTAAAGAGTTAATGAAGGAAGACCCTCTCGAAAGAGGCGGAGAAGAAATCGTTGGTTCTATGCAGATGTTTTTCTATGACCCAAAGACTAAAGACACGTTACCTTATTATGATAGGTTTCCTTTGGTTGTTGTAGTTGGACCAGCAGAAAAAGGTTTTTATGGATTAAATCTTCACTACCTTCCTCCTATACTAAGGGCGAAGATGTTAGACTCATTAATGGAAGTTGCGACAAGTAAGAAATCTCCTAATGCTAAATTTAGTATCACATACGATAGACTAAAAAGCATGAGTAGTATGAGATATTTTAAACCTTGTTTTAAACACTATCTTACTGCGCATGTAAAAAGTCAGTTTGCCAGAGTTCCTGCGCCAGAGTGGGAAATCGCAACTTTCCTTCCAATAGCACAATTTGAGAAGATACCTAATCCTCTCACTGCGTATAAAGATTCAAGAGCAATGTTAAGTGGGTAAATAAATGGCAATAAGAATAGACGATTTTCTTTCGGAAGTAGCATCTGGCGGTGGTATGGCAATGGGCAATATGTTCAAGGTCAAGTTGCCTGACCTAACTCGGTTTGGTGGACCAAGCGGAAGAAAGATGGAAATACTTTGTACAGATTGCTCTCTTCCAAACAGACAAATATTAACAGCAGAAAAACGTTCAGGATTTGAAATAAGAAAGATTGGGTATGGTTACACATCTGGAGATGTGACACTTCAATTCCATCTTCTAAATGATTTTGGGGCAAAACATTATTTTGAAACTTGGCAAGACCTTGTCATAAATCAACAATCAAAAAACATAGGTTATCATAACGAATATACTGATGATGTTGTTATACAACAACTTAGAAAAGGTGTTGCCTTCCCTATTGCTAAAAAGAAACTGTTTGATGCAGGTAAGATACCTTCAAGCATAAGAGGCAGACTTCCTAGACTCGGTCCACTAGATTTTGCGCAAGGAGAGTTTGACTTAGACGCAATAACACCTGATGATGTTATATATGAATGTAAGTTACTAGATGCCTATCCCACATCTTTGACAGAAATATCATTAAGTGCAGATACGAATTTATTAAAAGTTTCAGTTATATTATCTTACACTAACTGGGAATCGAACAGACAAAACGTTAAAACAAGTCAACTAGGAGAAGCATTAGTTGGCGGTGCAATACAGTTTGCACGAGGACTGTTTTAATTTTACTATAAATAACTTATATTATAAACACGGAGAATAAATAATATTATGGCACTACCAATTTTAAATGATACAATTAAGCACGAAGCAGAAATACCTTCTTCAAAAAAGAAAATTACATATAGACCTTATCTTGTAAAAGAAGAAAAAGTTTTATTACAGGCATTTGAAAGTAATGATGAAAAGACTGCTATGAGAGCAATGGTTGATACTGTTATTGCTTGTGTTAATGAACATATCAATCCTAATATGTTAACAACATATGATGTAGAATTTCTATTTGCTAGAATACGTGCAAAGTCAGTAGGTGAAACTACAGAAATAAATGCTAAATGTTCAGTAGAGGATTGTGGGGCAGAAACTGCAATTACAATAGATATATCTACCGCAGAAGTTACTGCAAAAAAAGAAATAAGTAATATCATTAATCTTACAGACGACATATCTATGGAACTCAAACATCCTTCTTATACTGCTTTCTTAAAAAACTTTAAAGAAGGAATAAGCGAAACAGAATATGGAATGACTATGGTTGAGGAGTGTATCCTATCTGTTAATACGCCAGACGAAAGAATAACAGAATGGACACGTGATGAAGTAAAAGCATTTATAGATTCAATGACAAGTAAACAGTTTGCGAATGTAGGTGAATACTTAGAAAACTCTCCTAGACTTACGAAAGAAATTGATTGGAACTGTATAAAATGTGATCATAAAAACAAATTAACATTGGAGGGTCTTTCTGATTTTTTTTAGTATGCCTCTCACATGATAGTTTAGTGAATCATTACCAAACTAATTTCGCGTTGATGCAACATCATAAATATAGTTTAACTGAATTAGATAATATGATGCCTTGGGAAAGAGAAGTATATTTGTTATTACTAAAAGAACATCTTGAAAAAGAAGAAGAAGAAAACCGAAAGAATAATTCATAGGTAAATAAAAATGGCAGAAATACCAGAAAACAATACTCAACAAAATATGCAAATGGTTACTCAAAGACTTTTGGAGCAAAACAAAGCAACGAGTCGCTTGAACCAAGAGCACCTTCTTGCTACACATTTAACAGGAATACAAACTGTAGATGCTGTTGACAGAGTAAAAGATGAAACAGTCAAAACTAATTCTTTGTTCAGTGATTATTTTGAAAGATTAAAATCAAAAGAAGGAATTGAACAAGAAAGGGCAAGAGAGTTATCTGATGCTATTAAAAAAATTGGTAGTACAAATGTAGAGAAAAAGAAAGAGGAAAAAAAGGAAGAAGAAAAAGGTTTCCTAGGTAAAAAAAGTATTTTCTTTAGATTCGGGGCATTTTTAGGTGGTATCTTTGCTTTTGCTAATATAAAGACAATTGGTAAAGCATTAAAGAATTCATTCGTAAAATATTTTAAGGGTCAGTTTAAAATCCTCAAATTTACTATATTCAAACCTTTAGGTAAATTAGGAAGAGCATTAGGTTTCGGTGGAATTATGGATTCCTTTAAGAACTTTACAAAAGGTGCGAAAAATACTTTTAAAACAATGGGCGCAAGTCTGAAGGGTTTGGCGCTAAAACCTTTTAAGGGAATTGGTGATGCACTAAAAAGTGCTAATAAAAATGCTGATGCTATTCAGAAAAGTTTTAACAGAACTGCAAAGATGACTGCTAAAAATACCAAAATTGTAAAAGGTCCATTAGCACAATTAGGTTTTGGTAAAGGAAAAAAAGTAAGCACTGCTGTAACCAACGTTAATCAAATGAAAGCATTTAAAAATGCGGGTCCATTAACAAAAGGTATTGTTAGAGGAAGACAATTTCTAGATGGGATAAAAAGTGCTGTTCCGAAAAAAATTCCGAAACCAGGATTGTTAATGAAGTTCTTTAAATTTTTTGGTAAGATGCTCAGAGGTGTTCCTGTCTTAGGGCAAATCCTTACAATACTAGATGGAGTAATAGGTTCCTTCAAGGGGTTCTTCGCGTTTAAAGATGAAGGTCTTTTGATGGGAATATTTGGTGCGAGTACAGGGTTTATTAGGGGCATTTTGGTAGGGTTTATTGGATTTTTTGGAGACCTTATCAAGAATGGGATTTCTTTTATATTCAGAAAAATAGGATTAGGTTTCATATCTGATTTCCTAGATAAGTTTAGTTTTACTGATATGATAAACAACTTTTTCGATAAAATTATGGATACTATGGGAACCTTTATTATGAACATAAAGGATGCTTTCAAAAATGGGTTTGTTAAGGGTGTAGCAATTCTAGGACTAAAACTCGATAAAATGATTGGAAATATAATTAAGTTTCCTAAAGCATTACTTTTTGGTGGTTTAAGTGCACTAGGTGCAATATTGCCTGGAGGTAAAACTCCGCAACAAGCATTTAAAGACGGGTTCAACAAATCGATGGCGGCAAGTGGTGCTCAAGCAGCAATGACAGATGCTAAAATAAGAGCACTAGGTGGAAAAGATGCTGAAGGAATAAAAGCAGAACGTGAAGCACTGCGAGAAATGAATAAGAAAAAACGTGAAGACAGAAAAGCAGAAAAAGCAGCAGAAAAAGAAAAACGAAGATTAGCAAAAATTAAGGATAAAGAAGACAAAGAAAGACTAAGAAGACAAAACCAAACCACTGGTCAAAATTTAAATAACCAAGGGCAGGGTGCAGGTTCTGGTAATAATGCTTTCGTTGATGCTTCTACTAACACTGGAGGAAGTACCATCAATAATAATAACGTTACTAATAATAATTATTATGGTGGTAGCGGTGGAGTAAGTGCTACAAATGGTGGTGGATATGCGGGTAGCGCATACGGACTAGGGTAAAAAAAGGGAGACCCGAAAGTCTCCCCTTAGTCTTAATCCTCTGCCGCGAGTTTCGCGAAGTAGGATAACGTATCATCATCTCCCTCAGATGCCATCGCTACCTTCGGTTGAGGCGCAGATGGAATCACTTGAGGTTCAACTGACTTAGACCCTACAGTCTCAGCAGTTTGTTGTAATGATTCATTCTTCATAGTAGAACCAGAACCAGTTGCTTGACCTAACACAACTTCAAGTCGTGCTTTCAAATCATTATAAGACTTATATGATGATGGGTCAGTAAACTCACTCATGTCATGCATAGTATTATAGGTTGCTTCTAGTTTAGTTTCATCACCTTCTAATAGAGGTGACGGTGACTTGAACTCAGACTTGTCATAGTTACGATATCCCGCAACGTTGCGTATCTTAAGTTGGAAGTCAGCACCACTCCAGAAATCAAATGGATTCACAGGAGTTTCATCAGGATACTCAGGTTGCATCTTATCCATAATCTTATCAAAGATTTTCTTACCAAAGTCGTAAAGGAA